AGGATTCCCCAGGTGCGCCAGCGGAGAAACCGAGAGAGTTCGGGCGGCGGCGCACCTTCCCCATTGGCGTACCGCACCGCCGCCCGGATCATTCCGGGGGGATTGTCAATGCCTGCGCGATGTGCGAATCGAGTTTCTGGGCGAGCCAGGCCACAGCTGCAGGCTTCATCCCATCCACATCTTCAGCATGGATGGTATTCAAGATGCCCGCTGTACAACCAGCTCGCACATAATTCCCGAGACGCTGAGGGGTAGAGAGATCAAAACTCTTCTCTCCCCCCAAGTCACGCAAGGCGACAAAATATGCCTCGACATGCCGCTGGAGCAGCTCGTCCTGAAGCTCGGCCGACACGCCGAGTTTCTTATGTTCTAGCCTCATGCGGTGACACCCTTCAGGATATTGGCCGTCCGCACCACGATCGAGAACGTCAGAGGATCCGGGCTTGCCGCATCCCCGCCGATCCACGGAGCGGTCGTGATCTTCCCGGTCCCCGTGAAGCTGATTTTCCCAGTTCCGGCCCCACCCTGAGGTGAAAATCGGAGAATGACCTGGGAGCCATCGGCCGTCTGGTGATAACCACGGAAACGCTCGAACGGATCGGAGGTTCCCTCGGTCCATACGCAGGTGTATCCGAGGTCGATCGGAGTCCGTTTCCCGAAGGTCACGATCCCGATGTCACCGTCCGCGGTGTAGACCTCACCAGCAAGACGGTCGCCGCCCGAGACCTCCACCATATTGGCAAACCCCGAGATGTCCGTGAAGGTCGAGCCGGAGGTGGAGTATTCCACTTTCGCATTGACGAAACTAACCCCGCCAGTTGTTTGGGCCATCTGCTACTCCTTGGGTTTGGGAATGGAAGGAACCGCGCTCGGACTTGGACTCGTGCTCACTTTTTCGATGGCACCCATCTCAAGCAGAATCTTGGTCCCTTCCTTATTCGGATCCAGTTCGACCTCGCTGTCGCGATAGACGTTCGTGTCGCCCATAGCGAGGTATCCAGCCAACACGCGAAACCGTTGATTAGCCATGTCCCTCCACCGTTGTCACCAGCGCCCAATACTGCTGTTCGCCGACGACCTCATTTGAGGATAACGTTACAGTCCAAGAAATCGGTCCCCGGCCCAGAGCTTTGGCATGGATGGGCGTGATCGCTCGGAGTGCCGTAGAGAGGGCGTCGATCAGATCCACCACCGCCGCATGGTTCAAAGGCACCGTTCCTTGGCCGATCGGTTCTACCAGAATCACCAGCTGTCCTCGGAAGGTCGGCCAGCCCCCGGAAGTCTCTACGGTGAGAGGCCCTTCCGTGCCCTCCACCGCCCTCGGAAAGGAGAGCGGAAGATCCGCGGTATCCCCTCTCGTCGGCGGGCCGTCCAATTTCCGTTGAACTCCCGTTACTGCCAGATCCGCCAGATTGTTGATGAAGGTGTTGTAGCTGGTGAGGGTCATGCCGCCTTCACAAACCTCTTGCGGTACGGATCGAGGATCTGCCGCACGTCATGCGGCAAACTGGAGGGCATGATCGTTACCCCGTCTCCGGTCAGGAGCGGCCGATCCAAATCGGCATTTGAGTCCTTCTGTCGATAGAGAAAGGCCGCCAGCCGGGTCGTGGCCTGCACCACATCCTCCGGGGGCGTGACGGAGTAGCGAAAGTTCGCCACCACGGTGATCCCCATTTCGGGATCGTCCTGGTAATCCCACTCCTTGTTCGCGGAGGCTAGAAGCTTGATTCCGAAGTACGGTGTTTTGTTTCTCGGAATCGTCACATAATGCGCCGAGGTGATGGCCTCCGTCCCAGAGTCCGCGTCCGCTCGATTGGTGATCGAAGTAATGGAGACCACATCCTCATCAAAGAACAGAGTCCGATCATCCACGTCGGCCACCGCATCGAACTTCCGTGAGGAGGTTCCTGTTCCTTCGAAGACCCGCTGAGTGTAGGTTTCCACGATCTTCTGGGCTCGGTCGCCGAGCTCATCGAGCAAGGCATCGTCACCCGTTCCCAGAGGACCGAGATATGCCTTGATCAGCACGGCCGAGGTATAGGTCATTTCTTCCGAGCAGCTAGTTTCTTGACAACTTTCTCAGTAGATACTTCGACCTTCGGTCCATCGACAAGCTCTACATCGCCGGATCTCAAGAACAGAGCAGCCCGGTCCTCGCCCCATTCCTGAATTTCCCCGGCGTCGATGGCCCAGCCATTGCCCTGGATTCCGACTTTAGCCTTGACTTTTGGCATAGGATGCTCCTGGGGGAGACGGCCGAAGACTTGCTCGACCGTCTCCCCGTTAAGATTAAGCGAGCGCCACCGTGACATCCTGTGTCGGAGGAAGTGCTCGCGACCCCCGATACAGAACAGCCACAGCCGCACAAGCCATCGTTGCGGTCCCGGTTCCGCCTCCCGTCCCATACAGCTTCAAGAACGGCTTGGCGGCAGTGACGGCAAACTCCAACTGATAGGCTTTGTTCGAGGTGGTATTCGCCATCGTCCCGAGAGTGCCGGAGGCGAGTGCATAAGTCCCTCCAGACGTACCGGCATGATAGAGACTGGTCCGGAGGGTGTTCTTGGTTCCCCCCGTCTGAGTGCCTCTTTGGACGACGAAACACGCTCGATCAAAACCAGACGCGTCCACCTCCACTGGAGTCCAGCCCCCCGAGGTCGAGAGGTTGGCAACTCCGGCCACCTTGAACTTCGCATCTGACGTGATTAGATGGGCCATGTCAACCTCCTAACTCAGGATCAGGTGCTTGAACGCTTCGGCCTGGCCGGGCATTCCACCTCGGCGGAACTTCGCCAAGAGCCCAACCTGTCCGTTGCCAGCATAGAGCTCATCCAGCCGCTGGATGATCAGGCCCATGCGCTCCACCACGAAGTAGTAGCTGAAGTCGCCGATCAGGAGCGGCTTCAAGCCCGTGGTCATGGCAGGCATGGTCTCATCCGAGTAGAACGGCACGCCGTCGATTCGGCGGGTGAACTGATCGCTTCCCCCAACCGCGCTGCCGGCCGGCGTTCCTTGGAACAGGAATGGATTGCCGGTCAGGGCGAAGATCGAACCCTGAGTCGCTCGCTTGGCGACGATCGCCACAGACGGACTGGAGGCATAGGACGCCCCCAGCGAGTAGATCAGCGAATTCACGTTCGCGGCGGTGATGGCATTGGTGCCCGCCGCGGTCACGCCCAGCCCCGATTCGATCAAGGCCGCCTTCGGCTGAGAGGTTCCTGTGCCAACCGAAACGAAGTAGTAATTCTCCCACTCGGCTTCGGCCCTGGAGAAGGCATTGGTCAAGAACGGCCCCAGATTGGCCTTCTCGTCGCCCAACAGCTCCTCGGAGATCTTCACCAGCTTGGTTGCCTTGTGAACCGTCGCCACGACCTGCCCGAAGGTCGGCTCGTCCTCATTCACTGCCGCCTCTTCGGCCGTGATGGCAAACTTAGCCATCGAGGTGCCCTCGGTTGGGATCAACACCCGATCGAGCGAGGTCTGGATCACCGTCGCACCCGCCCGCCGGATGACGCTCATGTCGTCCCGCTTGGCGACGACCTGATTGAAGAAATCATCCGGGACCAGGAAGCCGCCTTCCCCATCGGTCTGACCCTGCAGTGCGGCCTTGACTTCCGGGATGTCATCGTTCATCGATAGCTGGAGCTTCGCCGCTTCTGCGTAGACCTTCTGATACGGCTTGTTGTCCTTGGTACGAAGCATGTGGAAGTACGCCTTCACCCCACCATCATCGCTCCCGGTTTCAGCAACCCGCATCGTGTTGAAGCCGCCCCTCCAGGCCGGGGTATCGGCTTCCCACTTCTTTTTTTCCTCGGCCAAGCGGGTCTGGAACTTGGCTTCCTCGGCAGCCATCGCTTCCTGTTGGGCGCCGAGGATGGCGACTACTTTGGCAGCGATAGCATCGGCATCGACCCCAGGGGTCTCCACCTTCAACTTCTCTTCAGCCATTATCTTTACCTCTTTCGTTTTGGATTCTGTCACGCCGCCGATCTTCTTGCCTACGTTCGCCTCTTCGGCCTCGTTGAACGTCTCTGGCAAGGTAAGCCCAGCCGCGTCAAACAGCGATTTGAGCTGCGTCACCCCGATGGTGCGCGGTTCAGCCGGTGTCGGGGTGAGTGAGTATTCCACCACCGGCCAGCGCAGGATTTTTCCACCGTTGCGTCGTGCGAGATGGAAAGCGGTCCCGCTCGAGAGCCCGATCACACCCTGCCCGACCAATTCCAGCACCGCGTTGACATAGGCTTTGGAACGGTCCAGCTGCGCTTCGATCCAGACTCCCACCTCGTCGGCTTCCTCGATCTTCACCGAGCCCAACGCCCCAGTCACTTTCGTATTCAGTGTATGGTCGTAGAACATGGCCTTGACTGGAACATAGGTCAGCTCCAGTTCGGTCTCCGCGGTGAAGGTATCCCCTTCGAGATCTTTCCCTCCAAAGACCACGCCATAGCCGGCGATGATGGCTTCGGTATCGGTACTCGATTTGATCGTGACAGGTCCTGGCTTTCTCAAACTCTTACCCTCCCTCCAATTGCTCATACAGATCGCTACGGCCTGATCCTGATCGTTCCCCTCGTCCACCAGCATAGGGACGCATCGAGCCATGAATTCATCTTGGCTCTCATTGGCTCCAGGCTCAGGCACTACTTCCCTTCCAGCGCCGCATCCACGACTTCTTTCACGATGCGGCTCACTTCTTTGGCTTCCCGCTCGCTCACATCCTCGGTCGTTTTCCAGCCTGTATCCCGATGATAGCGGGTCTGTTTGGATCGATCCTGTACCAGAGGACCATAGGAGGTATCGCTTCCCACCACTTGCTGCAATCCTCCGCCCCGTTCCTCGACTGTCCAGCTTCCTCCAAGCCGTTCGGAATTCGGAGAAATGCCTCGCCGATAGGGCACCTGGATCTGACCAGATTTGAGCTTGGCGAAAAACCCTCTCCGCTGCAGATCAGACACGAAGGGCTGGGGGCGCCGTGAGACAGGCGGGTAC